TGTACCGCGTGGATTTCTTCGACATGAGATTACCAGTATCCGGCACACGGCTCGTGTGGGCTGTTGTCGGTTACAAGTGGGTTCGCATTTGCACACCAGTACAAAACAAGAAGTTTCGTATGCGGCGTGGCGAATGGGACAAAATGTCAACACAGTTAATAAAGGAAACCGACGATGAACGTACCGACATTCAAGGAACTAAAGCGGGATTTACAAATCCTAGAGATTGAACCAGAATATGATCGTATGGGGCGAATCAAGTTGACAGGCAATCGCCCAGTCAATAGTAGGATTGCTAAACTTATGATGCAGGAAAAGAACAATGAAGAGAAAATTTGTAGTTGATGTCGTCGCGTCGGTTTCAGCCCGTGTACCTATTGGGGCTGATAGTGAGGATGAAGCAAAGGAATTAGCCATAGAATCATTCAAGCTAGACCCGTTGATAAATGGGTTGATTGTTTCAGATTACATTGATACGTTTGATTATGACATACATGATATAGGCGAGGTGTGACGATGGGTAAAATGAAAGCATTGGCAATGGACAACGAAGACAAATGGTTTGACATTGCCGGATCAGTCATTGGCGGCTGTGAGTTTGTCGGTGAGTTTATGCAACAGATGGAACCACACCGTGACCTGATGGCGCACTTCACTGACAATGAACTGAGCGAATTGATGCGGGAAACTTGGGATAACTTTTGGGAAGACAAACGATGAACTTTTATATTGATCCTATCTATCCTGACAAGGCAAGCGACCCACGCCTGACAAACGTGGCTGACAAATGGCGGACACTGAACAGACAAATCAGTGATGCTGACTGGCATGACAAGCCTGTGACAAAAGCACAACGTGACAAACTGGCAACACTTAGACAAATGGTGCGACATGGCAAACTATACACACCAAATTTCTAGACAAACACCTGACAAACGAACCACACTATCAAGAGATTATCCGTGCTATGATTGCGGCGAACCATCAATGGTTTATGTAGATAGTTTGTTTTATTGTCCTAAATGTTATCTAAAAAAACAGGGTGCCAAAATAAAACCGCTTGACCATCGCGGATTTTATCCGTAACGTTTGCGAACCAACAAACGAAAAGGAACCAACGTTATGAAAAAACGAATTCACATAAACCAGCACGTCATTCGTGCAAATAAGAAAAACGGGACAACCGACCCCGTGATTACTGTTAAAACCAGCCAGCGCAATATCTATGCCGACCGTGTCGAGATTCGCGGTGCGTCTAATGTTGTTTATTCACCCGATAAACCATTGTCATGTGGTGCCCGTGTTTGGATTGAAACAGAAGCACCCATATTTTGTGAGAGTGGCGGCAAAATTATTTTGATTAGCGGGGTTTGATGTGATGCAATCTGTAATTAAAATTTCTAAAATGTCCGGCAAGCTTGACGGGTTGCGTGCTATCAGTACCAACACCTTAACAAATCCGTTTTGCATCAAAATGAATGCCAGCAAAAAACAAGATAACATATGCACCAAATGTTATAGTGTAGCTATGTTAAATGGGTTGCGCCGCAATTGCGCCCCAGCTTGGCAACACAACAGCGATATGCTTTCCGGCGGCATCATACCAAAGCACATGTTGCCAACTATATTGGATGCATTCTTTCGGTTTTCTGCACATGGTGAATTGATCAATCTTGTTCATTTAGAAAACTTGCACAACATCGCGCTTCATAACCCGCATTGCAGTTTTGCGTTATGGACTAAGCGCAAAGATTTTATCCGTAAGTTTTACAGCCAGCATCAAAAGCCAGCCAATTTAATCTTGATATATAGCAACCCGACCATCAATCGCGTCATGCAATCCCCGCCTGAATTTTTCGACCGTACTTTCAATAATGTTGAAAAGCACTTTGCAGGTATTGAACAGAATTGCACGGGGCAAAAATGCCGTGATTGTCTGCTTTGCTATACTATCGGCAACGGGGTTCAAACAATTGTCGAGGCGGTAAAGTGACAAACGGGGCGACACTAAACAAAACCGACTTGTGACAAACGGGGCGACACTATAGTTTTTTTGGGGTGCCATGCCGCATCGGTTGTTGGTTCCGGCGGCGGTGGCATCATCGGGCAAGTTGAGTAGCGGGGCTTGCCCAACGGGGCGGGGCGGGATTTTTTCCCGCCTCGTTTTTTTATCTGAATTTTTTTTGCGTTGGGGGGTTCCCATTACGTCAAATCGGTGTATGATTCGTGTATGTTAAATGTTCAATCAACGAAAGGAACCGAACATATGTTTGATTTAATCCAACCTGAATATAAAAACGAAGGCGGCGCGACCGTCTATGAACATGCCAACATTGCCGATATATCTATTTTTAAAGATATGGGTTCGGTGCGGCGGGTGCCTATTGAGGCGGTGACCGCTCAACATTATAGTGATGTTGAATTGTGCGAGTATCAGCCGATGCCCGATTACTCGGCTTTGCAAAATACCGCAACCGGGGAAGTGTTAAAGACCCGTCCTGTCGGTGCCAGTTATAAACTTGTGCCGCATGATGAACTATTCGCCAATCATGCCGACGTGCTGGGTGCAACCGACTTGCCGACCAGCAATGTTGCGGTCATGGATCGCATCTACGACGGGGGGTTGCGTGCTCATAGAACTGTCCACTTTTTAGACTTGCAACATGGCGTCGGTGAAAAGCAGGATAATGTTGTTTGCCGCATGGATATTTTCAACAGCATTGATATGAGTTGGGCTTTCCAGATATTCAGCGGGGCATATCGTGACTTGTGCCGCAATACGCTAGTTTTCGGCGGGGAAAAGGCTTACCACCAAAAATCGAAACATACTAAAAACCTTGAGCCAACCGCGCTTATCAGCAAGGCGGCAATGGGTTTGTCTATGTGGGAAAACCAGCTTGACCAGATGCAATTGTGGCAGGGTGCCAAATTATCGGATGAACAATTCGGGGATATTTTGGCGCAATCCGTTTGCTATAAATCTGGGGCAGCAGCCGAACAAGGCAAGGTGAAACCAGTCAACGAACGTTTGTTCAATTACCTGATGCACCAATTCAACGCTGAAAAGCAGGAACTGGGCGCGACCATGTGGGCGGCTTATAATGCTCTGACGCATTGGGCAACCCATACAAATGTGACATGGACGGGTGCAGATGGCATTGACCGGCAGACTGGGAAGAACACAGCCAGCCAGCATATGGTTCAGCGCAAACGCAACGAAGACGTGCGGAACGTTATCACGTCACCGTCATGGCTATATCTTGAGGGGCTGGCGGCATAACATGGAAGCCATTTTATTTCTTTACCGGACAGCGGTGCTGGTATTTCTGATCTTGTTAATCACCGCTTTCTTGTCAATTTAACTGGAAGAAAGGAACCAGAACGATGACAACCAACAACGAACACATCAAAGAGCTTTGCAACCAGCTTGTTTCGGCTGTCCGTGCCGACGTAAAGCAGGATTTATACCAGCGGTTTAAGGCTGAGTTTGATTTTCAAACTGGTATGCACGGGGAACCTATCAACCAACCGCGGCAGAAAACGCGGGGGCAGCGGGGCAAAGATAAACGCCCGTTTCGTGCTAATTCCCCGCTTGCCAGAATCTATCGGACTCTTGCCAGCCGTAAACATGGCGTCAATATCAACACGCTTTGCCGTGAAACTGGGTGCGATAGAAAGGCGGTGCAAAACGCCATTCATAGGTTGCGGGGGCATGGTTATGAAATCGTGAGTGTCCGGCGGGGATATCGCTTGCCTAAATACAAGCTTGCAAGCTAATCCGAAACCGACTAATACTATTGGGGCTGGCGGCGCGGTGTTGCCAGTCTCACTTGAAACCGACGAGAAGGAACCGACGATATGAAAAGCACAATTTCACTGAATAAAGACAATTTCGAAACCGACGCAAAACGTGTTGTTGCTATTACCACAGTCGAAGCAGATCTGATCTTGCAGTCTATTGAAGCACTCGAAACACAGGCATCGGCGGCAAAGTCATTGCTTCGAACTTTGGGCTTTGATCATTACACTCATGCAACCGACAACCCGCGCACCATTGCACGGTTGAACCTGACAGTTAAAGAGGCCAGCGATGACAATCAGTAATGTGATCATGCTTGTGTTGCTGGCATGGGTTCTTATTGCTTGCTGGTGTCTCTTTGCGGCACTATGGGACTTAGCAAAGGAAGACTTCCGGCAATAACGAAACCGACGAGCCGACGAATTCCTCCCAACTTAACCCCGCTTAGCTAGTCTGGCGGGGTTCTTTTTTGCCAGCCACCTGAATGTTTGCCTTGTGGGTTGTATTGTTTGGATATATCCGGCGGGAACTAGCACGGGTTTTCTATGTTATGTCTACATCAACCAAACCTCTGTAGATTTACCAATATGGCAAATGGCATTACGCGGGTTGCGCGGGTGCGCGGGATATATTCGGCGGGGATCAACCCGTCGGTTTATTGTAGGGTGTCGGTTTATGGGTGAGCCACGGCATCACCGATGGGGAAAGATAAAAATGTGGCTTGACGGGCACGCAAGGGACACCCCACCCCCCCGGCATATGCTATGCAATCCCGACAGCAATTTTATATTTGAGGGGTTACCGATATGGCTATGAAACCGACGTGTAGGGGTGCCCCGGCGGGTTACCCCGGCGGAGTTTAGGCAAAAAAAGACCCCAACGGGGTATCCCGAAGGGGTATGAAACCGACGTGTAGGGGTAACCGGGGGGTAATGGGTTATTTCCCTGAGGGTCTTAACCTCATTGTATAGGTAATTTTCCGATTTGTCAACAAAATTCGTAGGCAAATTTATTTTTTTAGTAAAAAAGATAACCTATGGGTATATTCTTGTTGACTTACATAGTTATAGACGCTATACTTGTGATGTGGGCAGAGGTTTACCTAGCACATCCCGACAAAAACCAACACAATATGCTTGACATTAGGGGTTTGAGGCTACAAACTGACCCTCCCACAACATAAAAAAGGAAATCAGACATGTTTGAATCTTGGATTCTTGTCTGCCTAGCCGTCGGGCCAGATTTGTGCCGTGAAATACGCGACACAGAAGGTCCATACCCCACAGAAAAAGAGTGTATGTTGCGAAACGATGAAATGGCAACGTACATTTACGAGCGACAGGTATTCGAAGTTGTAATACGTAGTCGCTGTAAGTCGGTTTCGGAAAACAACGATGAATCTACTCCCCCAGACACACAAAAAGAAGGACTTGACCCCGCAACAGGAACAGTTCTTGGAACTTCTGTTTGAAAACGGTGGTCAGGTAACTGCTGCTGCCATCGATGCAGGGTATTCTCGTGGATCTGCAGCGTGGCTCAAGTCAACGCTTGCTGATGAGATCATCGAACGCACCAAAACTATCCTAGCTACCAACGCAATGAAGGCAGCTAACCGTGTGATTCAGACGATAGATAACCCCGCCCCGGAAAGAGGTGACGACCTGCGCCTCAAAGCCGCCGAATCACTACTCAACCGTGTCGGCGTAGCAAAGCAGGAACAAATCAACCACAACGTAACCGCAGTACACGGCGTAGTCCTGCTGCCGCCCAAGAAAGAAGTCGTCATAGACGGATAGGATTAATTATGGCATATGCTGGTTTCTTCCCTACTAAAGATAACAAAGCAAAACTGGAAAAAGCTGTCCAGAAAGAAATTAAAAGACTAACGCAATCTGATGCTCCTAGTTTGGCTCCAACAGGTAAAGAAAGTCCACGAAATAAATATATCCGTAAGGAAGCTTTACGTCAAATTAAAACTGTAAATAAACAAAAGAGCATTACAGAAAAACAGGCACAAAGTCAAACGAACAGAAAGTTTGCACCAAAAGAGTCTCGTGGCAGACCTGCTCAAGGAAACAAGGATAGTTGATGTCTGAAAATCCCATGTCAAATAAGTACGTCTTTGGTATAAAAGGTTTGGACATGAGGTTTGAACGTTTATACGAGAAGCACGGCAGCACAATGAATAAGATGTTCAAAGGCCGTGACCTATCTCCAGATGACGCAATGGGCATTTTAAGTTTCATAGACAGGAATCCTGATATGTCATATGTAGAGTTAAAAAACGAACTCATCCCACCAAAAAAACAAAAAATGGCATATGGTGGTACAGCGAAACCAAAAAGAAAAGCTATGGCAGGTGGCGGCAAAGCCTGTCGCGGACGCAAAGCAAACTATAAGGCATAGAAGCTATGGAATTTTTCGGAAACATTTATCAGTCTGCAAAAGACGCAGTAACAGATTACACAACGATGAACCGACGTGATGCGTACAACCATCTCGTTCGCGTCTACGGTGACGACAAAGAAATGGTTGAGGCTGGCATGAAAAAAT